CGACCGCGAACCGTCGTCGGCTCGGGTATTGCTGTTGGCGACGACTGCGCCGCTGGTGCCTGCCCAGTCCCCGACGGTGGCGCCCTCGAATGAGGCGTTCTCCGCAGACAGCAGGTTGCCGGCGACGGCGGGGTCACGGTAGGTGACGCGAAGACGGTTCTGCGGCTTGACGTTTGGGAAGTAGGGCGAGGACGCCAGGCCAGGGGTGAGCGCCCCGTCCGTGTTGTCGAACGTGAGCGAGCACCGACCAGCCTGCACGGCGTCGAACTCATCCGACCGGCCGCGGGTGATGTCGATGCCCCGGTCGAGGCGGGCGCGGCTTGTCAGGTCCACGAACGCCGGGGTTGCCGTGTTCGGGTCGGACGAGAACGCGACCTCGACGCGCACGTAATCGAGCGCGGTGGAGTGCGTCGGCATCAGGCCAGCCCCAGCGGCCCGGACTGGCGGCGCACCCGCTTCAGGGAGCGGTGGACCTCGTGGCCGTCGAGCTGGAGCACGTTGGTGATGAGCACGTCGCCACCGCCCTGAGCCGAGCCGCCACCGGACGCGCCGCGCCCCGACAGAATCTGGGCGGTCTGCCGGGCGGGGGTGATCCTGCCCGTGTCGCCGGACCAAATCTCGGGGCCGTTCTCGCCCACGAGATAGGACCGACCCTTGACCACGGGGCCACCCGAGGCGCGCGTCGAGCCGCCGGCGTAGGACAGCCCACCGGACGGCAGGCGCCCCTCTGTGACGTAGCGCACCCGCACCGTGACGGACTTGCCGGTAACGCTGTTGATCTTGCGCTGAAGGACGGAGATCTGGGAGACGGCACCACCCGTGAGCGCGGTAAAGCCAACCGACTTGGAGCCGGGGATGCGACGGATTGCCGCGGCGAGCCCGTCAGCCTTGTCGGCCGCGCCGTCGAGCTTGTCGGCCGCATCCTTGGCCCACCCAAATCCGGGGATCTTCGACAGTCCGCGCAGCAGCGTGGCAAACCCGCGCATGAGGGTGGCGAACGAGCTCAGCATGGTCGACACGACCGACGCCACGACCGACGCCCACGTCTTGAACGCGCCCCACGCGGCACCGACAACGTCGATCATCGTGCGAATCTGCGCCGCCCACGCGGGAAGGTACACGTTCGTCAGCTTGGCGATGAACGGGATCACCTTTTCGGTGATGATGTCGCCAAACTTCTTCCACGACATCTCACCATCACCCGTGCCCCCGGTGAGGATGTCCAGCGCCCTGGTGAGGCCGGGTAGGATCGTCTGCCACCCCTCTTTCAGGGCAGGCCACAGCCGGTCGGCGATCCACCCACCGAAACGCTGGATGGCGGGCAGGCCGGTCTCAAGGAACCACTTGCCGAGCTTGTCGAGCGCGGGCAGCAGGGCGGTGCCGACCTGCTCCTTGAGGTTGTCCCATGAGACCTTGACCTTCTCGCCCATCGTCGCGGACGCGGCGGCCACGCCACCGACTTGCGACTCGACCTCACCGAGGATGATCTTCTGGGCGCCGAGCACGTCGCCCGACTCCATCAGGACTTTGATCTGATCCTTCTGCTGCTGGGTGAAGGTGACGCCCGCCCTGCCCAGCGCGCTGATGCCCTTCAGTGGGTCGTTGAGCGCCTTGCCGAGCATCTTCGCCGAGCTGTCCACGGAGCCGAACCCAGACGCGGACAGGTCAACGGCGGCGGCAGTCGCACGGTCGAAGACGGCGGAACCCTGGCCTGCCTCGTTGCGGACGTTCTTGAACGTCAGCAGCATGTTGGCCCCGGTCTGGATCACCTCGTCATCGACGCCCGCCTTCTCGGACAGCGACTCGGCGAGGGCGCCCACCTGACCGGCGCTAACCTTCGCCGCGCCGCCCGTGGCCTTGATGATCTGGGCAGTTGTCTTGCCGACCTTCTCGGACTCGCGCGCCTCGGCCACGGATGACCCGAGGAAGTCGGTGAACTTGCCCAGCGCGGCGCCGCCCAGGCCGATGGCCGCGATGCCCGCGCCGATGGGGCCGGCAAGCAGCGCGAACGACTTGCCGAACCCGCCCGTCTTGCGCCCGGCGCCCTCAGCCTTGCGGCCCACGTTGTCGAAGGTGCGACCCATCGAACGGTCTTCGCCGATGAGAACGGCCTTGAGCGTGGTCGAACTGCTCACGAGGTCGCCCCCTCTCGGCTCTTGGCCCACTCATCAGCGGACGCGGCGAACATCTCCCACTGGATGAGCGGGAGGTCCCAGACGTTGAACGGAGTGAGGCCGGGCCACAGGTGACACACGACCGTCAGGCGGCGCTCGACGGCCTCGCGGATGCCTTCTTCTTGGCCTTGTGGTCTGCCGGACGGCGCACGGCGGCCCGACCGGAATCCGGCCGGGCCTTGTGAGGGCGGGCAGGGGCCACCTCGTCGCCCGGATCGGGGATGATCTCGAGGTCACCCATCGGGAAGTCGACGGCCTGCTCGAACGTGACCGTCTCGCCAGCCTCGAGGCGGGCCGCCCAGATGAGCATCCCCAGGAACCACGGGAAGTCATCGGAGGACTCGACCTCATCGTCGGGCAGGGCCGACACCCGGTCGGCCAGTGCGCGGAGCTCGCCCCAGCGCATCGGGCGCCCGAGCTTGACCGTCTCAGCCTCGAGCCGGATGAGGTTGCGCAGGCTGATCCGGTCCAGCGCGGCCGGGGTATAGGTGGCATCGCCGATCTTGTAGTGCACGGGTCAGTCTCCGATCTCGTCGAGCAGGGTTTCCACCTCGCGCATGAGGGCGTCGCGCACCTTGGGGGCGCCCGCCTCCAGCGCCTTCGCGGCGCTGCCAGATGGCACAGACTGGCCCACCCACGGCTTGTGGCCGAACGTGGGGTGCCGCAGCATCCCCGCGTCCATCGCCTCGAGGTCGTGGCCTGCGGAGCGCACCCTGATCTCCACCCGCGGGTGCCTGCTGGCGCTCGTCGAGGAGACTGCGACCTTGGATCGGCCGATCATGGCCGACAGCCCGCCACGGCGCGGCATGGACTCAGCGAGCGTGTCGCGGACCTCCGAGCCCAGCGGCTTGGCGACCTCGCGCAGACGGCGCCGGATGCCGTTGTTCAGCTTCCGGTCGCCCTCGTCGAGCTTGGCCGCCAGGCGCAGGAAGTCCTCAGAGCCCCGCACCATGCGAAACGGTGCGCCGGCCATGACCTAGAGCGCCGAGTCGGCGGTGCGGGTGACCACCCACATGGGCTGTGTGGCAGTGAGGTTGTCCAGCGCCGTGAACTCGAGGTCCACGGTCACCTCGTCGCCACCGTTCGTGGTGGGCAGTTTGCCGTCCAGCTTGATCTCGGAGAGCACCACCTGCAACGTCTCGTTGCCGACACCGAGCACGCCCGCGGAGAACGTCAGGACGAGCGACATTGCCGTCTCGTTGAGCACCGCGTCACGGAACGTCGCGGAGTCGTATTCGACGGTCAGCGTGCCGGTGATGTCGCGGCGCCCGGTCGCCGGCTTGGCCTTCTTGCCCGCGGCGCCGTAGTTGTAGCGGGACGTCCCGAGGTTGTGGGCCACCTTGATGTTCCCCGAGCGGACGTTTCCCAGCGAGGTCACGGACGACGCCAGGGTCGTCGTCGTCGGGGCCGTCACGGTGCCGGTGCTCAGCGACCCGTTGGCGAAGTGGAACAGGTTGGCGGCGCTGGAGTACGACGGGGTTGCGTAGGCGGTCGCCGTCGTCACGTCGCGGGCGTCCACCGTGGCCTTCAGCTTGGCGATCTCGCCGTTGCCGAACTCCAGCTCGAACGAGTCAACCATGCCGCCCGTGAACGTGTACGGGTCGACCGTGCCGTCGTACCGGGGAATGCCCTTCTGCCACGTCGCGGACGGCATCGTGTCGGCGAGCGTGAACACCTGCTGATACGTGGAGGCGCTGACGAGCGTGGACGTGCCCGTGCCCATGCACTGTTCCCACACGAGCCCCATGCCCTTGGACAGGCACTCCATCTCGAAGTCACCGCCCGCGTCGGAGGTGGTGACCACGCGCCGGCCGGAACGGTTGACGCGCGACCCGACGCGCAGACCCTCGCCCTGCACGACGTTCTTCGCGTAGTCGAACGTCTCCGAGGTGAACTCGAGGAACCGGGCGGGGGTGACTGAGGTGCCGTAGGTGCTCTCCTTGGAGAGGCCCAGCGAGCAGTCCTGAAAGGTGGTCACTTCTTCTCCTTGGGGGTGGCGACCGCGGCGAAGTTGCCGGGCTGGTCGAGCAGTGCGGCGCCGATGTCGTCGGGCACCTCGAAGACCTCGCCCGGCTCCAGCACGCGGCCGATGAGGGGCAGGTCGAGCAGCCCGAGCGGGCTCGTGTTCTTCAGTCGCATGGGGGTCTCCTCAGACGCGGGCGGTGGAAGTGACGACGGCCTCGATCTCGGCCGTCCTGCCGGTGACGCGGGACGGGTCGCCGGGCACGGTCACGGCCGACTCGACGAGCTCGTGACTGGTGACGCGGGCCTCACGACACGCGCCCCCCAGCGCCTCATTCGGCGCGGTGCGCAGGTACTCGGTGAGGTCGTCGCACATGGCGTAGGCGCGCTCGGTGGCGTCCTGCTGCTGCGACTGGTCGCCCGGTCGGTACACGCTGAACACGACGACGGTTTCGACCGTCTCCTCAAGCTGCCGGGCCGGGGACATCGCGCCGCGGGTGTTCACGGTGCGCTGACCCATTACGGCCACGATCTCGTCAGGCTGGTACGTGCCAGGGCGCCCGTAGGACACGAGGGACGGCGCGGGGAACAGCACCTCACACGCAGCGACCAGTGCCGCCTTCACGGCGGGCGCGGACGTGCTCACGCGAACCCCGGCATAGCGCCCGAAGACGGCTCGAGGTAGGAGTAGGCGTCGCGGGGGATGGCGTGCCCTGAGGGGGTGGTCACGGTCGCCCCGTCGCCGGTCGTGCCGAACTCGGGTCGCCCGCCCTGCTGGTCACGCTGGAAGGTCGCGGCCAGGATGAGCCGCGCCGCGAGCTTGATGTTCGCCGGCACGTCCTCGGTGGTGTCGCACAGACCTGCGACGTAGGTCACGACGACGGCCCCGACGCCATCGGCGAACGTGGTGCGCCCGGTGGACGAGCCCCGGTAGACGACGCCCGCGGGCAGGCTCACCACGTAGTCGCTGTCAGCCGTCAGGGTGGTGCCGTTCTCGACCACGGACGTGACCGAGTAGGCGGCGGTGGGGAGCAGGACCGAACTGTGCCCACCGTCCGCGGTGACGGTCACGGAGCGGCGCACGACGGGGCCGGCGATGTCCTCGACCACGGCGGTGACGGCGGGCACGTAGGTGCTCACCAGCACGTCGTCGCGGGTCGTGTCCCCTGAGGCACGCTGGAGCGCGTCCCGTGCCTCGTCGAGGGTCAGGACGTCGGTGGCGGCCACGGGGTCAGGCGGTGTCGCTGTCGGGGGCGGTGCGGCCGGCAGGCGCGGACTTCTTCACACGCGCGATCTCGGCCTTGACGCTCTTGGCGCGGTCGGTGCGGCCGTGGCGCTCGTAGCCCAGCAGCTCCTCTTCCAGCGCGCGAAGGTAGTCCTTGCGGGCGCGGGCGGCACCTTCGCGGGTGGCGTCCTTGCGGGCTTCGGGCATGGCCGGTCCTTTCGTCTGGGGGGTGTGCGAGCGAGGGCGGGCCGGGTTGCGCCCCGCCCTCGCTCAGGTGGTGCGTTGACCGGTCAGAAGGTCGGCAGGATCAGGCCCGTGCCGGAGATCTTCTGCGCGTGCGACACGCGGTCGAACATGAACGCGAAGTAGGCGTAGATCACGAGGTCGATGCCCAGCGTCTTGGCGTTGGTCTGCTCGGCCCGGATGAGGGTCGGCGCGTTGGCGTCCTCCCACAGGTGGGATTCGGTCTGCGACACGAAGTAGATCTCGTCCTCGTTGGTGCCGAAGGCCGTCGAGATGTTGTTGTCGACGATGACCGGGGTTCCCGAGGGCAGGATGCCGCGGAAGCCGTTGCCGTAGCGCTCGCCGTAGTTCTGACCAGCGGTCTGCGTGGCGACGCCGGGCTGACCGAACAGCGGCCAGGTGGACGTGAGCTGCGACTGCAGCCAGTACCAGCGGCGCGAGTGCATGACCGCGATGACGTCGCCGGGGTGGGCGTTGAGCATCGCGGCCTCGACGGCGGCCGGGCCGGCGAGGAGCTTGGGGTACAGCTCCGCGGCGGTCGGGGAGGCGTCGGTGTAGGCGATCGAGGTCGCCACGGCCGACAGGCCCACGGTGGCCTTGTTGAGGATGATCGAGTCGAGGTTGGACCGCTGCGCGGAGATCAGGTCCTCGATGATCGTGTCCTCGACGCCGACGCCACGCTCGGAGCCCTGCCGGGAGACGGTCTGCGAACCAGCGGACGTGAGCACGTTCGCGGTCAGCAGGGTGTCGTCGGCGTTGGTCTCGGAGACGGCCCTGTTCTCGGACGTCTGCTCGGCCGCGGTGGTGCCGGTCGTCAGCTTGCCCAGGTTGACGGTCATGCCGACCTCGGGGAGGTCGTGGCTGCGCATCGCGTCGGCCAGCGGACGGTCGGCGCGCGGCTTGCCGGCGAAGGCGTCCACGAGGTACTGCGGCACGACGATGCCCGAGAATGCCCCGGTGCCCACGGCGCGGACGTCGAACTGGTCCTGACCGCGGAGCACCCGCTCCTCCTGCGAGTGGCGGGTGATGCGCTCGCGGGCGTCGAAGTCGCCCAGGAGCGAGGCCACGACGTCGGACGCGAACATGGTGCCGCGCTTGTCGGTGTCGGGGCGGTAGGTGCGCTCCTCGGTGCCGATGCGGGTCTGGTTCTCGTAGCCGCGGGCCGTGGTGGACGCGGTGGCGACGGAGTGGACCTCGCGCGAGAGGCGGTCGGCAGCCGCGTCGCGGCGCTTCTCGTCTTCGAGCTCGGTCACGCGGGCGGCCTGCGCCTCGAGCTCGGCGTCGAGTCCACGGATCTTCTCGGCGGCGTCGGTGACCTCGCGGGCCTCGTCGTCGGAAGGGTCGCGGCTCTCGGCCGCGCACGCGGTGCGAACGGCGTCGATCTTGTCCTTGAGCGTCTTGCGCTCGGCGAGCTTCGGGGCCATCGCGGCACGAACCGAAGCGATGAGCTGGTCGATGTTCACGACCGTCTCCTCTTCTCCCCTTGGTGGGGTTCGGGGTGTGTGTTTCGGTCCCAGCGGTGCGACAGGCGGTGGATCGACAGTCAGGCCGTGGCGCGAGCGTCGTCCCCTACGCGAGGCGTGCGGGGGTGACCGGCGACCCAGGTAGGTCGTCGGGGAATGTGGGGGGCTGGTCAGCCCAGGGTTGCGGCGAGCAGGTCGAGCGCGTGTCGGCTCATGGACGGGGCGCTGCCGCGGTTGCGCCGCTCGGCGTGCAGAGCGTTCTCGAGGTCGCGCAACTGCGGCTCGGTCAGGTCGGTCAGCGCAGGCAACGGCTGCGAGCGCATCCCGGCGCCCTGCGTGTGCGGGTTGGCGCCGTATCCGACGATGGCGACGTCCCCGCGGTGGATGTCGTACTTCTCGATGGCGTAGGTGGACCAGTCGGGCGACCATGACCCGGCCTCGATGCGGAACCGGAAGGACATCTCGTCGACGAGCCCGGACTCCAGCTTGGGCAGGA